GGTAGAGTTGCTGTATTGAACCCAAGACAATACTACGAACTAATTCAGGGCGTAGGTGGATCAGGTTCAGGTGCTTATCTAATCAACAGAGATGAGCAAGGTGACGCATTACAGTCAGGTAATGGCATCCTCGAAATCGCAGGCATTAGAATCTACAAGTCAATGAACATTCCTTTCTTTGGCAAGTTTGGTACTAATCTAGGTGGTTCTGCTGGTGCAACAAACCCCGGCGTAACTGCACCTACAAACACAGGTGACTTCGTTGGAGAAGCTATAGCAGACGAAAGAGCTGGAACAGGAGCTGTTAAGACCGTTAACACATACGGTAATCTTGACAACTTTAATAACAGCTGTGGACTTATCTTCCAGAAGGAAGCTGCTGGCTGTGTTGAAGCAATCGGACCACAAGTACAGGTAACAAGCGGAGACATATCCGTGGTTTACCAAGGTGACGTAATTCTAGGTAGACTTGCAATGGGAGCTGATTCATTGAATCCAGCTGCTGCTGTTGAGCTTATCGCTGGAGCTGCGGTGTCTGGTTCTACAACCACTTTTGAGTAATTTATTTTTTATACGGGGGCTTCGGCTCCCTTTTTTTCTATGGCTACCACAACTATTGACACCGATACCGAACTATCCGCAGTGAACGCAATACTGGGAGCTATCGGACAATCACCTATATCACAACTTAAAGATCCATCTACTGGAGTTATAGCAAACGCTAACCCAGAAATACAATTTATATATAACTTACTACGTGATGCTAATGTTGACACACAGGCAGAAGGCTGGCACTTTAACAGAGAACGTCATGTAACATTTAGTAAAGATACTACTACTAACAAAATAGCTATATCAAATGACATAGTTAAAATAGATTTACCAGATAACTGGAGCAGAAGACATTATAACTTTATTAGACGTGGTGGTTATCTATACGATAAAATTACACACACCGATACATTTACTGACATGGGTACATCCATCGAGTTAGATGTTATCAGACTATATAACTATGAAGATTTGCCTCCTGTATTTAAAAGATACATAACTTACAGAGCATCAAGAATGGCAGCTACACAGCTTGTAGCTAATCCTCAGCTTGTTCAGTTACTAGGTTCACAAGAAGCACTAAGTCGTGCAAGTCTTATGGAGTACGAATGTAATCAGGGTAATCATAGCATGATGGGATTTGAAGATGAAACTTCATACCAAACATATCAACCATGGAGAACTCTTAGAAGATAATGGCAGGCATTACACAAACTATCCCTAGTTTTATAAATGGGATTTCGGAACAGCCCGATCACTTAAAATTCCAAGGACAGCTCAGGGATATTGTTAATGCAATACCTGATGTAACACTTGGATTATATAAAAGACCGGGAAGTAAACGTATAGGAACTGTTCCACTACCTAATGTACAGAGTGGTGGTTCTTGGTTTCATTACTTTCGTGATGAAACAGAAGGATCATACGTAGGTCAAGTAGCAGCTGATGGTCAAGTTAGAGTGTGGCGTTGTAGCGATGGTACACAGATGACTACAGCCTATGGTACAGGTGGGCAGACCGCCATACAAAATTATCTTGCAACAAGTGAACCAGAAAATTTACAGTTCCTTACTATTAACGACACTACCTTTGTTAGCAGTCGTGATAGTTCTAACTCTAATACTTTAATAGGTACTACAGGAACTACAGATGATAGACCAGAAGCTCACTGTGCTATGATCGAACTACTACGAACAGAAAATGGACGTCAATACGGTATTAATATATACGATAGCTCTGCTTCTTCTAGCCTCACTACTGTAAAACGAGCAACACGTGTAAGAATCAGTGCTAATACACTGGACGAAACTGATGGTACAGGTCACTGTCCCAGCATAGGTACAGAAGTATTTAGTAAAGCGTCTGGAAGTAAAACTAATTTAATATTTAGAATTACAACTTTAGGTCAGCAAGGTGTTAGTCCTAACTATAATGCTAACAGTAATGGACCGGGTGGTAGCAACTACAGATGTAGCTATCAAGCAGATATAACATTACTACATGGTGGTGAAGGTTGGGATGTAGGTGACACAGTAACAGCTACCATGGAGGGTGCTGATTATACTGTACGTGTAGAAGAGATAGAAACTACACAAGTTAAAGCTACATTATCTAGTGCAGGCGATGGACTTATTCGACCTACACCCACACCTTTTGATTCAGATACAGCAGTCACCGCTGATACTATTCTAGCTGGAATAGTTAGTGGTTTACCATCTGGTATAACTGCTAAGGTAATAGGACCGGGTATATATCTATCTAGTGCTAATCCATTTAACGTAGAAATAGCTGAAGAAGATCTCATGAGAGTCTTCCAAAAAAGTGTTAACGAAGTTACTTTACTGCCTAATATGTGCAGACATGGATACATAGTTAAAGTACAAAATGCTAGAATGTCCGATGAAGATGATTACTACCTACGATTTGATGGAGAAAACAATCTAGATGGTAGTGGTGCATGGAGTGAATGTGCAAAACCAGTTATAGCTAAAACCTTAACTAATATGCCACTGGTTATACAGCGTACAGCTACAACTACATTTACAGTTAAGCAGTTTACATATCAAGATAGAAGAGTAGGTGATGATAATACTAACCCTATGCCTACATTTGTAGGTAAACGTATCAATAAAGTATTGTTTTTCCGTAACAGATTAGCTATATTAGCAGGCGAAAATGTCATATTATCTAGACCGGGTACGTTAGGAACCCCTGACTTCTTTATAGAATCAGCTCTTACTGTATCAGCTAGTGACCCTATAGACATATCGGCTGCGTCTATGTTCCCATCTGATATATTTGATGGTATAGAAATTAATGCTGGACTACTTGTATTTAGTACAAACCAACAGTTTTTACTGTCTACAGATGACACAGTACTAAATCCAGATACAGCTAAGTTAAGAAGTGTATCTACGTTTAATTATAATAAAGATATACCTCCTATATCACTTGGAACTACAATATCTTACCTTGATAACTCTGGTAAATTTAGCCGATTAAATGAAATGGCTAACACATCTAGAGAAGGAGAGCCTGATGTCGTAGAAATTAGTAAGCTAGTACCTACACTACTACCTAAAGACTTAGATTTATTTACTAATTCCAGAGAAAATTCTCTTATATTAATAGGTAAAACTAACTCTGACACAGTATTTGGCTATAAATATCTAGCTATAGGTGATAAAAGGCAGCAGCAAGCATGGTTTAAATGGAAACTAAACAATCCATTACTGTATCATTTTATTATAAATGACGAGTATTTTCTTGTAGATACAGATAATTTTTTACAAAGCATAAAACTTGTACAATCTGACAGTGATCCTATTATTACACAAGATGATGTTAATTATCAAATACATTTAGATAACCATACTACTGTTGGTAACGGAAGTTATAGTGCAAGTACAAACTTAACAACCTTTAGTAATCAATCAGATTGGATAGATCAAGTTACCACACCAAATCATGCTTTAGCTATAATTGATTTAGATACTAACTCAACTAGGTTAGCAAGATATGCTTTACCTACTGTAATTAACGGAGACGATTTTACAGTTCCCGGAGACTGGTCTACAGGTACATTTACTATAGGTTATTTATACGAGTATCTTATTAAGTTTCCTAGAATTTATCCCAAAAAAATACAGGGAGAAAAATCTTTTGCTGATGTTAACTCGTCACTTATTGTACACAGACTTAAATTACATTTTGGTAAGATAGGTCTATACGAAACAACGCTAACACGTGTAGGAAAAGATGACTATACAGAGATATATGAATCATCACTGTTAGATGAGTATGAGGTATCAGATGCACCATATTTAGAAGAGTATATTAAAACTATACCTGTCTACGAAAAGAATAAGAACGTAGATATTGTACTTAAATCAAGTCACCCAGCTCCAGCTACCCTAAGAGCAATGGCATGGGAGGGAGACTACTCACCATTATTTTACAGACGTGCCTAATTACATACACCCAATTACAACTGAGGCTGCCTTACAGGTGGCCTCCAACCTACGTCCAGACGACCTCAGAGAGGTGACAGAGGGTCACGGGTTAGATCCTATGATCTTCTTACCTATGGCTGCTCAGGAAGGCTCTGCTGTGTATTTCACAGTACCAGACGGCAAGACTGCCGGACTAGCCGGAGTAGGAGAAGGCGGAGTAATCTG